TCAAAGCCCTCCCACAAAGAGTCTTTAGCTTTGCCGCCAGTACCAAGAAACTCTCGCCAGAGCAGCAAGAAGTTGAAGAGCTTACGGATGAGCAGCGATCGTTTGAGTTACTTGATCAGAAGCAAGTAAATGAGCTGATTCAATCCAGTGAAACACCTGAGGCTTTGGCATTTAATCTGATGAGGCTTATGCCAGGTGCAAGTGAAAGCCAATTTACGGCCAATCTTGAAATGGCTTTGTATGCAGCGGATGTGCTGGGGTATGTCACGGCAAGTGGGGATAAATGAAACCAATCACTTTTTTAGAGGCTCTGCATTTCGCTCAGTCTCGTAAAATCGTATTGCCGGATGAGTTCTACTCAATGGATCTCAATACACGGCAATTGGCAACTACTGTGAGTTTTCTGTCTGGTATTGAGCAGATTGAGACTGTCATTAAGTCGCTCAATAAGACCTTGGCAGAGGGTGGAACATTCAATGACTTTCAGAAGTTGATTCAAGAAAATGAGATCGTGCTGAGTAAGCATTATCTCAAGAATGTTTTCCGAACCAATATCCAGACAGCTTATGGCCATGGACGTTGGCAACAGCAGCAGAAGAATAAGGCTACGCGACCTTATTTGATGTATTCAGCAATAGATGACACTCGGGTACGTCCGAGTCATTTGGCATTGAATCGAATCATTCGGCACATTGATGATCCTTTTTGGTTGTTGTATTACCCGCCGTGGGGATTCATGTGTCGTTGCACTGTGATTGCTTTGACGGAGAAGGAGGCTCAAAAGCTTGGTATTACTTCTGATGAAGACTTGCCTCAAGTCGCTGCAGATATGGGGTGGTCTACCAGTCATTTGACCTATGGGGAGATGCAGGACGTAGTAGATCAGAAGATTGCTGACTCAACTCTAGATAAGGGATATTTACTTGAGCAGAAACAAGCAATACAGGCTGAATGGGCTGCAAGTAAGAAGTTGATGAGCCTGTTATCTCCAATGAATGATTCCAGTAGAGATCTATTCAACACGATTGCAGACACGGTGGTACCACTCGATCCAACACTTAGACCAAGTGCGATCAAGACGTTGGTGGATTATGTACAGGGGAATGATGCCGCATTAACGGCATATGTTCAGAAGCCTGCTATCTCATTAGCAGAGGAAGTGCTGAAGCGCTGGGTCAAAGAGGATATGGCCAAGATTCAGGCTATATCGGCAAACACTGTGGATGTTGTCACAGGATCCACGACACTGGCTTATGCGGCTTCGCTTGAAGTTGGCAAAGTTATCACTCTGGATTCGCCGTTACTGCTTACTGGTGCACAGTCAAATATCGTGATTCAAATTGAGAATGCAAAAGGCTTGGGTATTGATCTTGAAAAGCTCAATGCGGGGCAAGGTGTGTTGTTTGAAATAGGGTTGTCGTTTGAAGTTGTGTCGGTAGCACCTTCAGACGGAAAGATGATTTATGTGTTAAGGGCATTGGTGAATTAGATGAGTGAAAAATGCGAGTCTTGCCGACGTGGATTTAATGGAAGTAATGGCAACGGGTACATGCCTTGCGGTTGCAAGAAAAAGGTTGTTGTTCTAGGGGTATCTAGAGTCAACAGTTTAGTTCGAGCCGTATGTCACGCTTTGTCCAACCCACCCAAGAAGCCCTAAATAAACCAGAGTGAGCACCTTAAGAGGTGCTTTTTTTATGGAGCATGAAAATGCCAGAAGAAGATAAGCCCAATCAGTATTGCTTTCAGCTTGGGCAGCTAAATGTAAATCAGGCTGAAGAAGGTAAGAAAAAACGTACCTTCTCAGGTGTGGCATACAGCGGTGAAGTGATTACGGACCATTGGTATTGGGATCGAGTCATCTTTGATCTTGATTCAATGCAACTGAAAGGTCGCATTCCTGCATTACTTGAGCATCGATCCAGTCAGCGTGCAGGTGCAATCAATACTCACTCAATTAACCACCAAACAGGATTAACTGTTTCTGGTGACCTGATGAGTAATGAGTTTGGCACTCAGGTAGCCCAAGACTCAGATGACGGCTTTCCATGGCAAATGTCTGTACGCATTGAGCCATCTTCAATTGAAGAAATCAAAGCTGATGCATCTGTAATGGTAAATGGGAAGGTTCACCAAGGACCTATCACCGTATTCCGTGGCGGTCGTATTCGTGAAGTGTCTTTCTGTGCTTTAGGTGCGGATGACAATACCAATGCTGTGGCAGCAAGTCATAGCCCTAAATCAAAAACTTTCAACCAAGAGGAAACGGACGTGACCGAACTCGAACAGGCGAAAGCCGCACAGAAAAAAGCAGAAGATGAGCGTGATGCTGCACAGAATGAACTGAAAAAGTTCAAAGCGGATAAGCGTGAAGAAGACATTAAATTGCTTGAAACGTCTTTGAATAAGCAATTCAGCGCTGATGAAAAGAAATCGTATACCGATATGGATGATTCGACTTTTGCCTTCATGTCACAGCAATTAAAACAGTTCTCAGGTCAGCAGCCTGCCTCACCACCTGCAGGTCAGCAACAACAAACCAACGCAGTTCCGCCTCATTTACAGCACTTGTTTAGCCATCAAGCTACTGGTGGTCAGGGTGGGCAGCAAGGGCAAGGCGGCAACCAAGAGCATCAATTTACTGCAGGAGCTAAGGCTTTTGCAGCTCAGAAGCAAGGGGCTTAATAGATGACTACTATCTCAACTTCGCATCAGTCTCGACCATTCAATTTGGATGTCGGTAAAACACGCCGTGCTAACGGTAAGGTGACAACAGCTACAGCATACAAAGAAGGAGATTTGCTTGTTGTGTCTGCTGCAAATGTCCTGACCCACTCTGCAGATGAATCAACTTGGGATGTTATTTGTGGTGCAACGTTAACTGCTGCTCAAGCAACAGAAGCGGCAGCAAAAGGAACTGAAATTCCGTACTTCATTGGTGGTGTTTTTAGCATTGAAGCGGTTTCAATTTCAGGTGTTGCATTAACAGCTGACAAGTACGATGCGGCACGTGCCAAGGCATCTAAAAACAAAATCGAACTATCAAAGGTGTAAGTCATGCCACAAAGTTTTGTAATTAATAATGCACCGCTTGAGCTGTTAGGTGTAGATGAATTAGCTCTCATTCACTCAAACTATGCGCCAATGGATACATGGTTGCTGGATAAGCTATTTCCTCGTCGTAAATCTTTCACTACAAACACAGTACCTATTGCTGAGCTTGAAACTGAATCTGATATTGCACCTTTGGTTGCCCCACAGATTCCTGGTAAACCATTCGATCGCACAACTGCGATTCAAGTGCAACATTTAAACCCAGCTTACCTCAAACCGAAGAATCAGATCACCCCTGCAACTGCATGGGATACAGCATTACTGGCTCGTTTGCGAGACTCCAACATTATCTCAACAGGTAGTAATCAGCTCAGTACATCAGAGCAATACGTGATTGCGCAGATTGAAACCATGAAGCGTAACCATGATGCGATCGATAACCGTAAAATTCTGATGGCAGCCGAACTGGTAACTACTGGTCAAATCATTCTTGAATCGGATGATTACACCAAAAATGTGGTTTCGTACGGTCGTGATGCATCATTAGCATTTACGCCTGCAAACGCTTGGGATCAGGTGGGAGCAACCCCAGTCGAGGATATCGACACCATGGCTCAGCGCATGCTTGATGAAGATGGCGGTGAGGCTAAGATGATTTTGACTACTGGTAAGGTGTGGTCAGTCTTAGAAAAGAATGCAGACTTCAAAGCGAAGTTTGTAGCGCCGTATGCAGGCATTAGCGTTCCGTACCGCCCAGAGCTCAATGCTTCACGTTCAGCCAAATTCAAAGGCTACTTGGGTGACATTGAAATCTGGACGTATGATGCTACCTACAAAAACAAAGGTCAGACCAAGCGCTTTATTCCGCAAGACTACTTTGCATTGATTGCTGACAATAATGGTTATGTCACTCAATGTAAGATCGAAAACATCCATGCAAATGGCTTGGCTTTGGAATACTTTGATCGTCAATGGTATGAAGAAGATCCAAGTGGAATCATGCTTCTTACAGAATCAGCACCGCTTGTTGTTCCGAGCAACAAAAATGGTATCTGTGGCGGTACTGGATTCATCACCTTATAAGGAGGCTTAGATGCCAAAGTACATTGCAAAGCAATCCATCGGGCAGTTTATGCCGGGTAATGAAATCAAGGGCTTGAATGATGACCGCATTCAGGCCCTTTTAGCATCTGGGGCTATTGAAGAATATCAAGCGCCCAAGGAACCTAAGGTTGATGGCACCGCAGCTCAGTTAGCAAGTCTTACGGCAGAAGTCGCAGAGCTGAAAGCGAATGAAGAAATTCTAATTGCTGGTAAAACCCAAGCTGATGCAGAAGTCGCAGAGCTGAAAGCTAAGGTTGAAGCTTTGGAAAAATCGCTAAATGCTTCAGAAGCTGCTTTGAAAAAGGCTACTGCTGAGGCTAAGAAGGCTACAACGCCAACTGAAAAATAAGTAGGTGATCCATGTATGCAACGCGTGAAGAACTTACCAAGCGATTTGGAGATGAAATCGAGCAACTGGAAAGTATGCATCCTTCGTC